GTTCGCCAAGCGCGCCCAGTCGTTCGGGGCACCCTCATGACCGCTTTCGCCGCGCTGCTGACCCCGTTCGACCGGGGCACTGCGATCGAGCTGGGCAACAAGCTCTGGCGCAAGCGGGTGCTGCCGATCGGGGACATCCAGTACCAGGGCCGCACGCTGCACTTCACGCCGGGCTACCTGGCGGGGCTGGCAGAGGCGTTCCGCAGCCGGGCGTATGACCAGGTGTCCTTCCAGCTCGCGGACGCGGGCAACAGTCATACCAATGACCCGGAGCGTCATCGCGGCACGATCGTGGACATGCAGACCGAGCCGGACGGGCTCTATATCACGCTCGACCCGACCCCGGCTGGCGAGCAGGTGCTGAGGGAGAATCCGTACCTGGGCGTATCGGCGCGGATAGTCGAGCAGTACCAGCGCGCGGACGGGAAGTTCTACCCTGCCGCCGTTCAGCACGTGCTCGGGACACTGGACCCGCGCATTCCGGGCCTCGGGGCCTGGCAGACCATCGAGGCGGCCAACACGCCGTCACTCGTTATAGACCTCACCGGATCGAGTTACGCCGGACAGGAAGTGGAGACCATGCCCGAGCAGATGAACCCCCAGCAGCAGGCCAACCTGAGCAAGCTGCTCAACATGGACCCGGCTGCCCTGGACCGGCTGCTCGGGCAGCAGCAAGCCCCGCCTGCTGGTAACGGCAGCACGCCGCCCGCACCGCCAGCCGATGACGAGCTGACCGACGCCGAGCTGGCCGACCTGATCGCCGCCCTGGACGATGACGAGCTGGCCGCCGTCGAGGCCGGGCTTGACGCCGACACCGCCGATGCCATGCAGACCACCGGCCTGACGGCCGAGGCGCAGATGGCCATCGACCTCGCCAACTCCCGCGCGGATGAGACCGAGCGCCAGCTTGGCGTCTTCCAGACGCGGTTCGAGGCGCAGACGTTCGATGTGGAGAAGCGGCAGCTCGCGGATCTCGGCGTGCCGCCCTACATCACCGACCTGGCCCGGCCAGTGCTCCAGGGCTCCGGGCACACCATCGACCTGGCCAACGGCCAGCGGGTGGACGTCGGCCAGGTCATGCGCAAGGTGCTGAGCGAGTACGCCAAGATGGCGCAGATGCTCGACCTGGGCGCGGAGCTGGGCACCCCGATGGACGAGCCGCCCGGCGCGCAGCCGAGCGCGGAGCAGACGGCGCGCAGCGAGGTCATCGACCGCGCCAGGCAGCAGATGGGCCTGTAGCCGATGGCCAAGTACATCCTCACCACGGCAGCGCAGGTGGCGTTCGTCAACTACCTGCAACCCGGCCGTGTGCACGTCAAGGGGCAGACCGTGGACCTGTCGCCAGCCGAGGTCACCGCTCTCGGGGCTGGCAACATGCGGGCGGTCGCCACCGCCACCGTCCACGACCAGCAAGGTGAAGCTGTCGGCGTATCGAACGGCTCTTAGGAGGAACGATGGCAGGAGCCCTGCCGCACTACAAGGTTGGCCCGTCCAACTACCAGGTGTTCGGCCTGATCTACGGCGGTCAGTGGGTCATGCACCACTCGATCACGCCGGGTACCACAGACCTGACGGTGGCGCTTGCGACACCCTCGGTCAACTACGCGCTCGGCGTGGCCGGAAGTGATGCCGCGCCCATCTCCGTCCAGACCGGCCTGCCGAACACCTACGGCCAGCCGCTGATTGACATCTCCGTGCTGACTGACTACGTGGCGGTCTACTACGGCGGCGTGGACATCTTCTGCTGGTACTCAGGGGCGGCCTACGTCGGCCAGCCGCTGATGATCAGCGCGGTCGGCGGCAACGCCGGGACCGTGGTCGCCTACGCGGCTGGCACGGCTGACCTCATCGTCGCTCGCTGCACGCACCCCGGCGGCATCTCAGCCGGGATGCTCACCCAGCAAATCGGCGGCCAGGGCGGCGCGTCCTACTTCTTCGGCCGCTGCCGAGTCGAGATTTGAGGGAGTGAGTCATGCCGACTGGTGCCAGGAGCTATAGCGATGCACCACGGATCACCGTCAACGAGCTGCTGAAGGACCCGCTGGTCATCCCCCAGCTCATCCTCGATATCACGCGCAACGAGTTCGTCATGGACTCGGTGCTGCGGTCGGGCGGGGCGGCACCATCCGGCGCGGTCAGGTACGCCGAGAGCACGCCTCTGTACGCCGACGACTACCCGGAGATCCGGCCTGAGTTCGGTGAGGTCCCGATCGTGCCGACCAGCGTCGGAATCCCGCGAGTGGTCTTCAGCCACGAGCGCGCGATGGCGATCATGGTCTCCGATGAGATGCGCCGCCGTCAGGCCATCGACCCGGTGACCCGCCAGCTCTTGCAGGTCAAGAACACGATGGTCTACTCGTGGAACACCGCCTTCTACTCGGCGGTAGTCTCCAACGCCTCGATCCAGACACTCGCCGTGGCGAACGCCTGGGCCAGCGCGGCTGCGACCATCCGGGCCGACATCATGCAGGCGGTCTACCTGATCGAGAACGCCAACATCGTGTCCCCGAGCGGCGTGACGCAGTGGCTCGGATTCGAGGCCGACACGCTGATCATCAACCACGGCACCAAGAACACGCTGCTCCAGAGCGCCACGTTCGCCGCGCCGTACATCGGTGACATCGCCAGCGAGAACCTGCTGTACACGGGCACGCTCCCGCAGCAGATCCTCAACCTGGACGTGATGGTCTCCCGCCAGGTCCCGGCGGGCAACGCGCTCATCATGCAGCGCCAGCGGGCGGGCTTCTTCGCGGACGAGCTGCCGTTCATGGCAGGCCCGCTCTACCGCGACGAGCCGCGCAAGACCTGGCGGTCGGACACGCAGCGCGCCGCTGCCATCGGCCTGGACCAGCCGCTGGCCATCGTGCTGCTGAGCGGAGTCTGATGCCCCCGCAGACACGGCCAGGCGCAGGACGCCCAATGCCGGTCATCAACGAGGCATCGGAGATGACCCCGCTGTCCGAGGCCGAGCGCGAGGTGATGAACAAGCTGCTCGCGCGGGAGAGCCAGGTGCAGACGCCTGCCTCCAGGCCCGGCGACCCGTACATCGCGCTGATCAACCTGAACGTGCCCCGGCGCGGGACTGACCCGCTGCGCGGCTCGGACCTGGTGATGGCGGGCGAGACGGTCAATCTCACGCCCGAGGAAGCGGCTGGCTACATGCGGCACGGGCCGGGAGACGGACGCAGGGTGCCGGTTATCCGGCCCGCGACCGGCCCGAAGTCCAGCAGCGAGGCACCGCAGCGTGTCCCCCCACGCGCGGTCTCGGGGGCGTTGCGGCAGCCCGCAACGCCCGCTCCGGGCTCGGGCATGCCGCTGCCCGACCCGGCTGGCGCATCCGCGATCCTCCAGCAGGAGGTCCCGGAGACCGGTGAGCCGGTGCCGGGCAGCGAGAACAGCGACGGTGACCCCGGCGCGGGCGGCACGTACGTCAGCGCCGAGGACATCCTGCCCGAGCGCACCCGAGCGAGGGCAGCGCAAGCTCAGGCCGGGAGGTAACCGCTCATGCCGCCACTGGTGCCAGCCAACGTCTTCGCCCCGTGCCCGCGCTGCAACATACTGCGGACGCTCATCGGCACCGGCACGGCCTACCTGTGCGGCGCGTGCGAGTGGGCGTTCACGGCGAGCACGGTGGCCCCGACCGGGACCGGCACGGGCGCGGTGACCACCGCATCGACCGCGATCACCGTGGCCAGCGGCGGCGCGGCCTTCACCAACGGCATGTCGCTGCTGTACGACACGGCGGCTAACGCCGAGATCGTCCGGGTCAGCGGCGTGCCGACCGGCACGTCGGTCCCGGTGGCCAAGTTTTACCGCGCGCACGGCGGCGGCGCTGCGTTCGGCCAGCTCCTGCTCACCCCGTCGCAGCTCGCCTCCGAGCGGGTACCGCCAGCGGCTGGCTGGGGCTTCTGATGGCGCTGAACAAGTACGTCCTGACCGCCACCGTGACGGTTGCCCCAGGCACGGCCTCCACGCTGGTCGCCGGGGAGCCCGGAACCGGCGGCGCGGCTGGCTTCGGCAACGCCAGCACCACCGGAGGCCCGCTGTACCCGGCGACTTTCGTCAAGAACACGGCGATCGTGCTCGACCCGGCGAGCCCGCTGTACACCGCGATCGGGGCCGGGAACCTGCGAGCCTACGTGCAGGGCCAGGACGATGTTGGCCACGCCGCGCTCGGGAATTTAGGAGGGCATGATGGCTGTCTCGACACCTGCGGTCCCGCTCACCACGGTCGTGGTGACCAACACCACCGGCCAGTATGTCTCGGTCGCCATCGTCGGCGGCACTATGACCAACGTGAGCATCAACGGGGTGACCGCTGGCGCGGGCGCGGGCAACTACTCGCTGCCGCCCGGCGGCACCATCTCGATGACCTATACGGTCGCGCCCACCTGGACCTGGACCGCGCCGATCGCCACCAGCTACACGCCCGGCTACTCGGCCTACAACTCCGGTGCCTCGGGGCCTGGATACAGCCCGATCACCGCGATGCCGTACGCGGCGCATTCCCTGTCCGGCTTCACCGGCTGGGGCGTGGGGGTGTGCAACTGATGGCCGCCAGCCCGCGCATTGTCGCCAATGACGTCATCGTGGCCTGGGATCTCGTCTCGACCCTCGTCAGGCGAGGCACCATCGTGGACATCCCGCCCGGCGGACCCCTGGAGGCGGCCTACGGCGGCGCTGGCAACCTGGTCGCGCTCGGGCCGACCAGCGCCCAGGTAGTGTCCGGCGACACAGAGCCCGTAGGGGACTCGGGAGGCGGCAACCTGTGACCGCACCCGCTCCCGCTCCCGCCTACACCGGCCGGTCGCCGTGGTTCGTGTTCCGGCTGCTGTGCCTGGTCGCCGCCGTCTGCCTGTTCATCGCCGCGCTGGAGTTCTCCCGCATCCTGCACGGCGGCGCTGACATGGGCTGGGCCTGGGGAGCTGGCGGCCTCTCGGCGTTCTTCCTGGCCTGGTCGGTGCCATGACTACTCCCCTGCCCACCGGGCCGCTCTACGCCTCGGTCAATGACCTGAAGGAGTGGGTGAGCGGTACTGATTCCGGGACCGGCACGCCAGCCCAGCTCAGCGACGATCAACTGTCGCTGTGCCTGTACTCGGCGTCCAACCGGGTCAGCGTCTACGGCGGCGGCATCTACGACGGCAGCACGGCGGCGGCCACCCCGCCGCCGGTCTTCCATGACCTCACGCTCGACCTGGCCGCGTTCTTCGCCTGGCGGACCTACCTCAAGGGCAAGGTCATGGCCGCCGACCATCCGGTGTTCGTGGCCTACCAGAGCGCCCAGCAGATGCTCAACGACGTCCGCGAGAACAAGATCGACCTGGACGTCATGGTGGCCGGGAGCGGTGTCGGGCCAAGCGAGACCTCGCATCCCATCAATCGCATCCCGAACATCTTCACCGGGGAAGACAGCAACACGCGGGTCGTGAACAACCAGCTAGAAGTCGATGTGCCAGCCGGTCTGTGGTCGCCTCGGGCCATGGGCTGGAGCAGCAGCCAGGGGTGACATGGAGACCTTCAGCGCGCGGATAGCGGAGCTTCGCCGGATGACCGGCGCTCCGCATACGCTGCGCGGGCAGGTCACCGTGGACCAGATCTACGCCCACTACCAGCACGAGCACCTGGAGTTCCGGCACCCGCGCGGCGGGCACGCGCTCTACCTCCAGTCCCCGCTGTACGAGTACTACAACGGGTACCTGGGCGGCTACGCCCGCGAGGTGCTGGACAACGGCGGCCAGGACGCGATGGCCCAGGCGATGAACCACCTGAGCTACCGGGTGGAGATCGAGGCACCCGTGGAGTTCGCTGACCTGCGGCGCTCCGGGCACCCCGAGGTCTACTCCGGGCAGCGCCAGGTCTACGACCGGCAGCCCAAGCAGCACCGGCTGACCGAGGGCGAGCTGCGGATCAAGGCCCGGCTGCGGCACCTGCCGCCCGAGCTGATCGGCTGGATCTGGTGGCACGTGATGCACAAGCAGGAGCCGCCGCCGCACCTGGGCGGGAGGCGCGGATGAGCACGCCGACTGTCGCCATGACCAAGGTCGTGATCGACCTGCTCACTGCCATGGGCTGGGACGGGGCGCAGGAGCTGGGTTACCCGCTGTATCCCGGCATCGAGATCCTGACCGAGCCTGACCGGGCGGTGTTCATCACCGCTACCGGCGGGCCGGGCTTCACCACCGAGGAAGCGGCCACCGACGCCTGGTCCTTCCAGGCCCGCGTGCGCGGACCCACCGATGAGCCCTACGAGCCCGAGATCATGGCACTGCGGCTGGACCAGATGCTGCTGGGAGCGCCGTACCCGCTGACCGTGGACGGCGTGCGGGTGCTGGCCGCGAACCGGGCCGGGAGCCCGCCGACGCCGCTGCCGCTCGACCCGAATGACCTGCGGCATGAGTTCACCTGTTCCTACATCGTGATAGCTGGAGTGTGAGATGCCTGCCGGACCCCGCGTTACCCTTCAGCCGATTCCGCTGAACCTCAACCCGTCCGGGCCGGGCCTGTTCATCGTCGCCACCACGCCCGGCTACGACCTGGGCAGCCCGAGCGCGATCACCGCGTGGGCTGGCCAGCTCGGCGTGCAGGTCCCGAACAACGGCCAGGTCATCCTCGGCTTCGCCTGCGGGGCCACCCCCGCTGGCGCGTTCCAGGTGCTCGTCGGGGACCTGATCGGCAACACCGGCCAGGTCGCCGCCGGTACTGCCATCGCCGGGACGATCGCGGCCAACACCGTGGGCTGGCTGGGGCCGTGGTCGCCGCTCACCTACAACCAGCAGGCCCCGGCGCAGGTCACCTACGCGGGCGCGATCAACACCCAGGCGCTCACCACCGCCGCGCAGGGCTGCGTGGTCGTGGACTTCACCACGACGACCACGCTAGCGCTGCGCGCCTACTCGCTCATCCCGGTCCAGCCGTGAGAGGAAGAAACTGATGGCAGATGCGCCGACAGAGGTCATCCCCGCTATTCCGGCTGACCCGGATGCGCCTGTACCGGACATGACTGCACCGGCAGCGCCTGCACCGGCAGCGCCAGCGGAGGATCTGTCAACCCAGGTGGCTGACCTGGAGAGCCAGCTTGCCGAGCTGCGGGCCGCAGCCAGGTCGGGTGCCACGGTGAAGATGAAGGTCGAGGACCCGCACGTCGCCTTCGTGCTTGGCCATATCGTCGTGGGCACCGAGTACACCGATGTCCCATCCAGCTCCGTCGCTGCCCTGATGGAGGGCGCGGCCAACTCGGGCGTCACCTTGACGCAGGAAGAAGGCTAAGCCATGGCCGGGCCTCCGCTTGTCTACTCTGCGCCGAACTACACGACGACCAACGTCCTGTACGGCGTCGGGATCTTGTTCACCGCGACGGTCGGCACAGCCATGCCGAGCGACCAGAACCTGGGCGTGGCCTCGGCCTGGACCGGGCTCGGCTGGGCCTACGTCGGGGCCACCGAGGCTGGCGTGACGGTCACCTTCAACCCGAGCACGCAAGACCTGAACATCGAGGAACAGCCGACTCCGATCGCCACGGTGGTCAGCACGGCCACGCTCCAGGTGACCTGCTCGCTGTCCGAGGAAACGCTGTTCAACGTCAACCTGGCCTGGGGCAACGGCGGCTCGATCGCGGTCACCCCGGCGGGAGCGGGCCAGCCCGGCAAGTCGGTGCTGACGCTGAGCACCAACTTCCAGGCGATGGCCTGCGCGCTGGTCGGCCGCAACCAGCTCGGCTACGCGCGGGTGCTGAACATCCCGCAGGTGATGAGCGCGGGCCAGGTGCAGACGGCCTACCGGCGGGCGGCGCAGCAGCGGCTGTACCCGCTGACGCTGAACACCATCTGCGCGTTCAACCAGATCACGTGGACTGACCTCACGGCCATCGCCACGAGCTAGGAGGTCGATGCATGCCAGCTTTCAAGGCGCAGGGCGTAGTCGAGGCGCTGGACTGGGATTTCAACCCGTACGTGGCCGCGAAGGGGACCATCCCCGAGCCCACCGACACCCAGATCGCGGAGTTCTTCACCGGCCTGAAGGACGTGATCAAGGAAGCTCGGGACTCGGTGACCGAGGGCATCAGCGAGGACAGCGACCCGGTGGACATCATGGCCGCGCTGGAGGACACGGACCCCGAGGTCGCCATCAAGCAGATGGGCAAGATGTGCGAGGTCTACTCCAGGCTGTGCTCGGGCACGCCGACCGCTGAGAGCATCCATCAGCTCCCGATGCGGGTCCGCAACATCTTCTTCTCCTGGCTCCAGCAGGAAGTGATGTCCCCGGAACCCGTGAGTCCAGGTGGGAACGCGGAGGTCAGGAGCCTGCCAGTCGGGCGCGCAGGGTAATCCTCTACACCGTCAAGCGCTACCTGGACCTGCTTCCGGGCCAATGGGACGAGCTGTCCTGGGACATACAGAAGACCTACCTGCAAGGGCTGGCTGAAGACGAGACAGTCCCGTTCACCTGGAGGGAGCCCGAGGCTGGCGAGCTGACTCCCGGAGTGTCCGGGCCGCAGATCCGCGAGAACGTGGACATGGGACAGAGAGTGTTCGACCTGACGGCGTTCCGGGCCGAGCTGGAGGCAGACCGGGCCAGGCGGCAGCAAGAGGGAGGCGAGCCTGGTGTTTGATGCCGGTGCCATCCAGGCTCATCTCGACGTCACGCTGACCGAGTTCGACCGCAAGCTGACCGAGGCCGAGGCCAGGGTCAAGCGGTTCGAGGACGCCAAGCACGAGGTCAAGATCGTCCCGGTGCTGGACAGCTCCGCGTTCAACGAGGCCCGCCAGCAGTTCTCCCGGTTCGACCAGCAGATCACGCGGGAAGCAACGCAGCGGGCGCGTAACTCGCCGCAGGGCTCGGTGCTCGGCTCGCTGTCCGGCCTGTTCAACCCCAAGAGCGCCGGGGGCCGGGTCGCCACCAGCATGAAGGGCGTCAGCCCGCTCATCGGAGCCGGGCTGGCGGCTATCCCGGCTGCCGCTGTCCTGGGCGGCGTCGGCCTGGGTGCGGGGATCGCCGGGGCTGGCGCGTTCGCCGCCGCTGGCGGGGCGCTGGCCGCGTTCGGGGCCATCGCCAAGCCGGTCCTATCCGACGCGCTGAAGGCCGAGCAGGCGGTACAGAAGGCCCAGGACGCCTACAACCAGGCCATCGCCAACGGCGTCTCCCCGTCCAAGGCGTACGCGGCTCAGCAGCAGGCCATCGCCAAGGCGTACACGGATATGTCCCCGGCCCAGCGGGCTCTGTCGCAGCAGCTCGGGAAGATGGCCGAGAACTGGGAGAAGGTCAAGAAGGCCGAGACCCCGGTGGTGGCCGGGGCGCTGACCCCGTGGCTGTCCGCGATCACGTCCATGATGACCAAGCTGCACCCGATCGTCGTCGCGGTCTCCGGGGTGATCGGCTCGCTCGGCAAGCAGTTCGACGTGCTGGTCAACTCCCCGGCCTTCACCGGATTCCGCAACTTCATCGCGGGCACCGGGTCACTGGTGGTCGGTGAGGCCGGGCGGTCGATCCTGGCTGTCCTGCACGGGCTGATGGTCCTGCTGCCCCTGTTCGCCCCGCTGATCGAGGGCGCTGCGCGCGGCGTCGGCCACCTGGCCGACAAGTTCGAGGCGTGGGCGGTCTCGGGCAAGGCCCGCACCGACGTCGCCAACTTCCTGAAGTGGTTCAAGGAGAACGGACCCACGGTCGGCCGGTTCATCGAGTCCATCGGCGGGGCGCTGAAGGCGCTGGCACCGGGGCTGACCTCCGGGGGCCTGATTGAGCTGCAAGTCCTCACCACCTTCCTGAACCTGGTCGCCAAGCTGCCGCCGGGGGTAGCCGGGCCGCTGGCCGCGATTGCCGGGGCGGCGCTGATCCTGGCCAAGCTGCCCGGCGGGACCAAGGTCATCAGCTTCGCGGTGAACCTGGTCGGCAAGGGCGGCGCGGCGCTGCTGAAGTGGATGACCGGCGGCGCGATCAACATCGGCGGCTCGACCCCGATGCAGACCGCCGCCGACACGATGGTGACCGCCTCCACGAAGATGCAGATCGCCGCTGACACGATGGTCGGTGCCGCGACCGAGGGCGGCGCGGCGGGCGCGGCGGGCGGTGCTGCGGGTGCGGCAGGCAAGGGCGGGCGGCTGAGCAGGCTGGGAAGTCTCGCAGGCAAGGGTGTCGGCGGGGCGGCTCTCGGCGCAGGCGTCTTTGCCGGTGGTTCGGCCATCGTCGGCGCGACCACGAGGCCGGGCACTACCGGCCAGAAGTGGGGCCAGGTCGGGGTAGACGTGGCATCCGGCGCGGCGGCCGGGGCGATGTTCGGCCCGTGGGGGATCGCGGCGGGAGCGGCTATCGGCCTGGTCACCGGGCTGGTCACCCAGTTCCACCACCAGATCGCCCACATTTTCGACATGATCCGCCACGAGGCCGCGAACATCTGGGATGGCATGCGTCACGAGACCATGCACATCTTCGATGACATGTTCGGATATACGATCGGCGTGGCCATCCGGTTCGGCCACAACGTGGAGACGCAGTTTGACTCGGTGCGGCACCAGATCGCGGTCATTTTCGACGGGGCGCGACATGAAGTCATGCACATCTTTGATGACTTGTTCGGGTACACGATCGGTGCGGCTATCCGTTTCGCGCACAACATCGAGACTCAGTTCAATTCCGTCACGCACGAGGCTGCGGTCATTTTCGACGGCATGCGGCACGAGGTTGCCCATATCTGGGACATGGTGTGGAACAACACGATCGGCCGGGCCGAGCGCGGCGCGCACGACGTGGCCGCGTGGTTCGACAACATCCGGCACAGCACCGCCAGCAAGTTCGACGGCATCCGCCATGACATCGCGCACGCCTGGGATGTCATCTACAACAACACGATCGGCGCGCTGATCCGGCTGGGCGGCGGTATCGGGGACCGGTTTAACTCCGTCAAGAACTGGATCAGCCAGCACTTTATCACCCCCGTATCTAACTGGTTTACTAAGACCCTTCCCAACACTTTCAGCTCAGCCGTAACGCTGATCGGCAATGCCTGGGACTTCATCAGGGCCAAGATCTCCGGGCCGATCAGGACCGTGGCCAACGCCACGATCGTGCCGCTATTCAAGGGCATCGACACCATCACGAACTTCGTGCTGGGCAAGAACCCCCTGGCCGGGGCCATCAAGACGCTGCAAGGGCTGGCGGCTGGCGGGAAGATCACGGCAGGCACCAGTGACACCGCCGATGACGTGGTGGTCCGGGTCAGCCGCAATGAGACCGTCCTGTCCGCCTTGCACTCCCGCATCCTGGCCCCGGCGCTGGCCGCTCTCGGCGTGCCGGGCTACGCCAGCGGCGGGCTGGTCAACCCGATCGGCCCAGGGCTGAAGCCCGAGCGGATCGACATGGGCGTTGACTACGGCGGGTCCGGGCCGCTGTACGCGATCGGCTCAGGCACGATCACCAACCTGTGGAACAGCGGCTGGCCGGGCGGCACGTTCCTCGGGCTGCGGCTCAGCCCGCCCTACGGCAGCGGCTACTGGTTCTACGCCGAAGACATCATGCCGCTGCTCAACCGGGGCAT